TGCTTGATAAAAGATTTCCTATACCTTGGGATGATTACTACAATAGTTTATTACTAACAAATGAGAACGGACTTAACAAAATACCTACAAAGATACACAGTATTGTTGATACAAAAAATTATAAAGAAAAGTAAAAAAATATTTGTATTTGGTTTTACAACCATATACTTATTATCAAATGGTTACAACAGTAACTTGAAAATGCAAATTAACTAATAAGGAGAATAAAAAATGGATATTAATTCTATTCGTAAGCGTCTTAATCAACTTCAAACAACAAACAATAGGACTTCAAACCTATGGAAACCTCAACCAGGAAAACAGGTCATTAGAGTGTTACCTTACAAACACAATAAGGATAATCCTTTTATTGAGTTGTTCTTTCATTTCGGTTTGAATAACAAAACCTATCTCTCACCAATCTCTTTTGGTCGTCCAGACCCAATCGAAGAGTTTGCTCAAAAGCTAAAGACTAGCGGTAACAGAGAAGAGTATCAAATGGCTCGTAAGTTAGAAGCCAAAATGAGAACTTTTGCTCCCGTCATCGTTAGAGGTGAAGAGGCACAAGGTGTTCGTTTTTGGGGATTTGGTAAGACTGTCTATCAAGAACTACTTTCAGTAATTGCAGACCCTGACTATGGTGATATCACAGATGCCGTAAGTGGTCGTGATGTTTCAGTAGAGTTTATTACTGCTGAAGAAAGTGGTGCTTCCTTTCCTAAGACTTCCATTCGTGTTAAGCCTAATCAGACTCCAATCGTAGAGGATAAGGCACAATTGGAAAATCTCTTAGAAAACCAAAAAGACATTACTGAATTATATCAGGAATTATCTTATGAGGAACTTACAGATGTTCTTAACACTTGGTTGAATCCAGATGATGCATCAACCGATGAAGGAACTGAAACTGAAGTTTCGTCAGTAGTAGCTGACTCAGCAAAAGTTGAAGATGCTAGTGCTGCATTTGATGAGTTATTCAATAAGTAAATAAAGTGTAGTGGGTGTTGAAGCCAACACTAATAAAACCGAGTGTGTGCATCCAGTATAGGAATAAAAGCCGGACACACCCACTATCTAACAGGAGAAATATATGTCAGTTAAAGATGATTTAGCTGGGGTTCTAGCCGACTCTCTAAATAAGAAATTCAAAGATTACAAAGTTGCTTACTTCTTAGATGGTACAGATAATACACCTACAGATGTAAAAGAGTTTGTTTCAACAGGTTCAACTATGTTGGATTTGGCTATTTCTAATCGCCCTAATGGTGGTATTGCAGTTGGTAGAATCACAGAACTCAATGGTTTGGAAAGTAGTGGTAAATCTCTAATCGGTGCTCATCTACTCGCAGAGACTCAGAAAAAAGGTGGTGTCGCTGTTTATATAGATACAGAGACAGCTGTTAGTGAAGATTTCTTAGGTGTGATAGGTGTGGATATAAATAAGATGTTGTATCTTCACTTAGAAACCGTAGAGGATATATTCGAAGCTATCGAAGAGATTGTAACAAAGGTAAGAGAATCAGATAAGGATAGATTAGTAACTATCTTAGTTGATTCATTAGCTGCTGCTACAACAAAGGTTGAGTTAAATGCCGACTATGATAAAGATGGTTGGGCTACATCAAAGGCTATTGTAATATCTAAAGCTATGAGAAAGATTACTCAGATGATTGGTAGACAAAGAATCGCTTTGGTATTTACAAATCAGCTAAGACAAAAGCTTGGTGTAATGTTTGGAGACCCTTGGACAACAAGTGGTGGCAAAGCATTACCTTTTCACTCTTCTACTCGTATCAGACTAAAGAACAAAGGTCAGATAAAAGATAGTAAGAAAAATGTCATCGGAATGACTATTCTCGCTCAGGTCATAAAGAATAGATTGGGTCCTCCGTTGAGAAAAGCGGAGTTCCCTCTCTATTTCGAAAGTGGTATTGATGATGAGGGTAGTTGGTTACAGGTTCTCAAAGAACATAATCTCGCTAAAGTTGGTGGTGCATGGTATACTATGAAAGACCACAATGGTGAAGAGATTAAATTTCAATCTAAGGATTGGGCTGAGAAGCTGGAAGATGAGGAGTTTAAAGAATATTGTTATCAGTTAATATGTGATAAGATAATCCTTAAATATAACAAAGCTGAAATCGGTATCGATGATGTTGAGATTACAGATGAGGTGTTAGGTGAGTAACTCAAAGTATTTATCTATACTTGAAGAAATAAAGAAAAAAGGCGGTGAGTTAGATTCGGAAGGACCTGACGATAAGGTATTGATTATAGATGGCTTGAATACATTCATAAGATGTTTCAGCGCTATACCAACTCTCAATGATGACGGAGCTCATGTTGGGGGAATAGTTGGTTTTCTTAGGTCAATCGGATACGCTATTAGGACAATTAGACCTACTCGAACCATTATTGTATTTGATGGTAAGGGTGGGTCTAACCGCCGAAAGAAACTATTTCCAGATTACAAAGCTGGTAGGAATATGTCGGAAAGACTTAATCGTTCCTACGACTTTAATACAAAGGAAGATGAACATCAATCTATGGTCATGCAGCTGACGAGAGTCATTGACTATTTAGATTATCTTCCAATAACAACAATAACGATAGAGAACATAGAAGCTGATGATACGATGGCTTACCTCACAAAACAGGTGATGAAAACATCTAAGATAGTTTTGATGTCTACGGACAAAGACTTTCTTCAGTTGGTAAATCACAGAGTATCGGTTTGGTCACCAACAAAAAAGAAGATGTACGATCCTCCAAAGGTATTAGAGGACTATGGTATTCCATCTCATAACTTCGCTGTCTACAGGTCAATCGATGGAGATAAGTCTGATAACATAGATGGAGTTCGTGGATGGGGATTGAAAACTATTCAAAAAAAATTACCATTTTTGTTAGAAGATAAGATACTTAATATAGATGACATTATTGAAGAAGATGAAAAACTCAAAGAGAGTGAGGAGTTATTGAAAAGAAACTATATGTTAATGCAGTTAGACGAAGTAGACATCAGCGCTTCTGCTAAAACTAAAATCTTAGATAAAGTCAGAGAACCAATCAACAGATTGAATAAGATACAATTTCAGAAAAGATTCATAGAGGACAGATTGTTCGCTACCCTACCGAATATGGATAGTTGGTTAGTTCAATGTTTTGCCAAACTAAATCAAATGGCTGAGAAAACTCATGGGAAGAAAACGTAAATACAATACAGAAACAGAAAGAAAGGAAGCACAACGTAAGTGGTCTATGGAATACTACCATAGGAATAGAGCGGCTCTACAAGCAAAAGCTAGAGAACGTTATCGTAGGAAAAAACAAATGGAACTAAAGGAAAAGCAAAGAAAAGAATTATATGGCGAGTGAGAATTTTAATCAGTTTGGCCCGACATTCCAATCAAAGATAATCTCATCTTTATTGTCGGACAATAAGTTTATACAAACTATAAGTGACATATTAGAATCAGCATACTTCGACTCAGACGCAAACAAATGGTTATCAAAAGAAATAAGTAAATACTTTATGGAGTATAGAAAAGCTCCTACATTAGAAGTTCTGAAAATAAAAATAAATCAGATGGAAGATGAGATTCTAAAAGTATCCGTTATAGAAAATCTAAAGGATGCTTGGAGAAATATAGAAGCTACTGATTTGGAGTTTGTAAAAGGAGAAGCATTAGACTTCTGTAAGAATCAGGTTATTAAAAACTCTATTATGGAATCAGTAGATTTATTAGAACAGAAAAAGTATGATGAGATAAAGGTTCTAATCGATGGGGCTATGAAAGCTGGTAGTGAAAGAGATTTAGGACATGACTATATTATATCTCTAAATGATAGACTTACAGAATCAGTAAGAGAAACTTTACCAACACCTTGGGATTCTGTTAATGGTGTAATGGATGGTGGATTAGCTGGTGGTGAGTTGGGTGTGTTAGTTGCGCCTGCTGGTATCGGTAAGACTTGGTGTTTACAATCTTTAGCGGCTCACTTAGTAAAGCAAGGTAAGACTGTGGTTCATTATACATTAGAGTTAAATGAGTCTTATGTTGGACTTAGATATGATACAGTGTTTAGTGGAACACCAACCGCTAATATAAAGTTCTATCAAGATGATGTTCAGAAAGTGATTGATGGATTAAAAGGTAAGTTGATTATCAAATACTATCCAACTCGTTCTGCTACAGTAAATACACTAGCTTCTCATCTCAAACAGATGGAGATACAAGAAATCAAACCTGATGCTGTCATAGTTGATTATGCTGATATTCTAAAACCAACTACATTCTATAAAGAGAAGAGACATGCTACAGGTGAGACGTATGAAAATCTTCGTGGTATAGCTGGTGAGTTTGATATTCCTATATGGACAGCCTCTCAGGCTAATCGTAGTTCGTTAGAAGAGGATGTTATTGATGCTACTAAGGTTGCTGAAGATTATAGTAAGGTGATGACCGCTGACTTTGTTATGTCGGTAAG